CCAGTCGACTGATGCCACGATCGAGCTCTGACTGATCGCGCCGATCTTCGGACTGCAGCAATCTCAGCGAAGATACTGCGTCCTTTGCAGACAACCCTTTGCCGACCATCTGCCATATCTGATCGGGCTGGGTGATCGTGTTGTTGTAGATGCCCTGGGTCACGTTGAAAAGCACCTGCGCATTGCTCTCGCCCTGGCTCGGCGACAACAGATCCTTCAGCGTGCCGATTGGAACAGACCCTTCAGGCAGTTTCGTCAATTCTCCAATCAACTGATTGCGCGTCGGGTCACCCTCTGGCAACGGGAAGATTGCCTGAAGCAGCATGAGCGCATTGTTCTGCCCCTCGCGCTTGACTCTGGCTCGCTCGGCGTTGGCAAGCGTTTCGCGCTGATTTGCTGCCACCATGTAGTTGGCCGTGACCTTTGCCACCGCATCAAAGTCGTTGACGATCATCTGCTGCAGCAGCGGGCTCATATTCCCGACATCGCCAGCGCGGATCCTGGTGAGCGTTTGTTCTGGGTTGGCTATGTACTCATCGTTCTGCAGATGCCTGGTCAGCGCGTTGATCTTTGCGTTGCGCAACGCGGTCTCGAACTTGGTGCTGTATTCCTTCTGCAGCCCCGCATCTCCGAGGATCATGGCCTGCATGGTGACGTTGCGACGGAACACGTCGGCAAGCTCGTCAATACGATCCGGGTGCTGCGATACCGTGGCCTCGAGAATGCGCACGCCGTTGTCAAAGTCCATGTCGAACTTGGCAATGCGCTGCGCCTTGGCTCGCTTGGCGTCAGCCTCGTAGGCAGCGTTCAGAACGGTGTTCCCGTGCAGCGACATGGTGGCGCGGAACTTCAGCGCGGCTTCAGGATCCTGCGCGGTTAGCGCCTTGTTGTATCCGTTGGTGACCGTCGCAATCTTTCTGCTGGCCTCTTCGCCAGTAATCGTTCCTTGATCAACGTCGACCAGGATCTTCTTGAGCTCGTTGCGGCCCTCCATCTCGAAGTGAGAAGAGAGCTCGAGAGCACGGGCCTTGCGCAGCGCCTCATCGAATATGCTGCCAGCACGGCCACGATCGAGCGAGCCGCCGTTCTTCGCGATCTCGATCTGCGCTGGCGTGATCGGATTGTCAGCAGCAAACTGCAAGGCCTCAACCTGCGCCAGGCGCCCAGCTTCTTGAAATGCGCTGGAGCTCATCCGGTCGAGGATCTGCGCAAGCGTGCCACCCTGCTGGGCAGCAGCCCTGGCCGCTAGTGGCTCGACCTGGCCAACACTGACCTGCGCCATCGGCACGCCACCCTGCGCACCGCGCAGCATCATCTGACCGCCTTCAACCACTGGGAGCGTTGCCATCAGATAGTCCTCGCGAACCTGGTGCCGCCCTCAAGCAGCGTGGCGCCGGCGAGCAACCCACCCGTGCGGCGAGTGATCGCGGCTGCAGACTCCAGCTGGCCAGCACCGCGCTTTGCCGTAAACAGGTTCAAGTAGTTCTGGTATTCGGTCGACTGCAGCATGGCCGTCGCATCCTCGAACCCGAGCACGCGAGCGGTCAGCGCGTTTAGGTCAGCGATGCCAACATCACGCATCGTCGCCGCCACGTTCTCGCGCTGGATGCCGGCTGCGCTGCCCTCGCCAAACGCCACGCCTGCAGCAGCTGCTCGAGCACGCGCTGCGGCATTGGCCCTGCGCATGTTCTTCAGCAGAGTGTTGCCAGCGATCTGGTAGTTCTGGGCCTCCATCTCGGCCCGCTTGAGTTGCCGGCCTGCCTGCACTGCGGCATAGGTCTCGGCCATGTCGGCGCGAACCTCGGCCACCGCGAGCGTGTCGCGGGCCTGCACCAGGTACGCGGTCTGCTGGTTGATGGCCTGCGCCATCTGAGCCTGCGATGCACCGTAGGCACCGATGAGCCCGGCAACCGCATACATCTGCCCGGCGCTCACGTTGATGCCTCCGGCTGCGGCTGGCGCCATGCCAGCGCCTGGGTCGTATCCTCCTGCTTCAGCTGCCATGTCAGGTTCCCGAGTAGACCGCGACGCGGTAATCAAGACCGAGCAAGGTCATCTTCAACGGCAGGCGCTGCTCGATCTCGATGGCCTGCTCGCGGCTGTAGCCCAGCACGCCATTCACACGCTTGATGCCGGTGAACTCAGGCACCGGCTCATCCAGCAGCGGGTTATCCAGCAACCGGAACGCGACCGCCTGGTCGTTGAGCACAAGCTCCTGGGTGTCTTCCAGGATCGCGCTGATCTCGACGATCCGCTTCTTGAAACTGATGCGCGAACCTGTCTGCAGTTGGATCTCAGCCGGCATGGTTTTGCAATAGACCGTAAACGGCAGGCCGACCTCAAAGGTGTAAACCGATGCCCGGTCGAACGTCACGGTGCCAGCGGCGCTCACTTCCTCGTCGCCCTGCGGCACCCCGTCACAGATCACGTTGACGATCTCATTGACCATCGGCAGGCTAGATGCGCCTGACGCTGCGCCGCCTGTAACCGCACAGTCGGTGAACAGGCTATCATCGAAGAGCTCGACAAAGTATCGCGGCCCGCCATGCTCGAGTAGCATCGGCTCATCATCCTCGGCCAGCAGGTGACTGCCGCTCTCGAGCAGTAGGTCTGCAGCAGCGATGCGCTGGGTTACCGCATAGATTTCGGTCACGTCCACGCCGACATCGATGAAGTCGCCCACCGTGACGTACTCGGATGGCGCGGTAATCTGCTGCGCTCGCATGACGCTGAATGCCGCCATGCTGCCGTCGTCGGTGTTGGTAATCAGCAGCAGGTCGCCTTCCTCGGTGCTGGTGGCGCGTCGCATGGCGATCCGCTGTGGCCCCTTCAGCAAGTGCCCGGACAGCAGCGAGATCCGCTGCGTGATGTAGGTCAGCTGCGTGTCGTTAAATACGAACTCATTGAGCGACTTGCCCTGGCGCTGGATATAAACCGACCCAGACTCAAGCGCCTGCACTCGCGTGCCAGGCTTGATGCCGTTGCGGCTCACCGCCTTGAACGTAAACGTCAGCGGCGTGATCGGATCGCTGCCTTGCTGCGGCACAAAGAACTCACCGCCCGTGGTGAACACCTGGAAGTCCCGGCCACTGATGATGTCGGTGATTACATTGAGCTCGTTAGTGTCGAGCGTAGCCTCAACCGCGTCATCGTCTAGGTTCTCGGTCGGCACAAACTCGTAGAAGAGACCGATTTTTGATCCCCAGATCGTACTGGGACGCGACTTGCTGCCGCCAAAGTAAAGACGCCCCTCATGGAAAGTGACCGTGCGCGGCCATCCACGGGTAGAGCTCCAGACATCCTCGTACCCGTGCTCGAGCTCCCAGCGCCCGGTGTCGATCGCGCTGGTGCTGAAGAACGGGTACTCGGTCACCGCCTCGACCACTGTAGCCGAGACATACCGGACGATCCTGGCGCGGCCCTGCGGCGTTGCATTGACGTATTGATTGACTGCTTCTGTCGTCCAAGACGTGATGGCATAGGTGCTAGTTGCGTTTGGTGCTGTTGACCAAGGGCGATCAACGGTGGCGACCTTTGTTGATCCAACATAACTTTCAATAATTCGGATCTGGCCAGCCCCCGTGCCACCAGTGATCGTGATGTACAGGCCAGCATAGAAATCATTGGTGCTACTCGATGCAGCCTTCAACGTGATCGTGGTGCTGGTGCCAGCCTGCGCGGTGCCGGTGTCGTGCGAGGCCGATGTCGTCGTGAGTGTGATGTTGCCGCTTACCCCAGACGGGGTCAGCGTCACCGCGTTGTTGGTATGGCGATCAATGAGAAACGCATATTTGGGGATTGAATCTAACGTGATCGTAGTTGCCGTCCAGGTCGTGTCGCTTGTCCGTTGAATCTGTACCGGCTCAAGATCAGGGTGAACAACGATCAAAGTATCAGCAGACTGCGTCCAACACATGTCATCGACGATGCTGCTGGTTACGGTGCTCACCGTCAAAAAACTGTTGCCTGTGCCGTTGATGTTGGTTTGCAGCACGCCGTTTTTTATGATGTGCATTCGTTGGTGCGTAAACACCAGCATGTAGGAGTCGTCGACCGAAAACTGGAACGGCACCAAGCGCACACCATTGCCTGCACTGTCAGCGCCACTGTTTGGAAGCTCAAAGATGAACTTGGTACCAGGCCTGCGCTTCAACCCACCCTGGGGCTGAATCAGCACATTAGTGGCTTTGGCCAGCGCGTTGTTGTAAGACTGCAGATCCACCCGCGCACGCAGCAGTGGATCAAGCTCGCCCGTCGAGAAGTTGCTCTGCAGGTCGACGAATCGCGGCATGGCTACATCCGCACCGCGACAAGCGTGTAGTCCTCAATCACCCGGCTGGGATTGCCCTGGGCGTCCATTTGACACGCTTGCCGAAAGTAACCTCCGCGCATGTTCTCGGCTGGATCGCCCAACGCAACCCGTTGCCAGCGCAGTGACTTGTCGGCCTGCTCGGTAATCGCTTCGGCAATGTGCCAGGCCATCTGGTACTTGAGCAGCTGCACAAAGTATTGCGGCATCGCGTACTCTGGCACGCTGTACTGGTAGTCGATGAAGACCGCCGGCAGGTTGGTGAGCAGCTGGTCGCCTTGGATTTCCCAGTCCTTCTGGATCGGCGAACCGACATTGCTGCTGGCATAGACCGCAAGCGGGTTGCCCAGGCGATCTCCTGGCAGTTGATACGCGTAGCGCCAATAACTGCCGGGTGCAGTCACCAGTTGCGCGAGCGCAATCTTCTTCACCGAGAAGCTCCACCGATACATCATCAGTGTTGAGTCTCGAACATTCGGATAGAGTCGGTCGCAAACCGAGCTCGAATCGGTGCCGTCGTTGAAGCTGGTGATCGCCTTCGCGCCCAGCAGCAGCAGCGCGTCCGAACAGATCCTAATGCCAGTGTCGCCTGCAGCCAAGACGGTTCTCCAATGTGAGAAAGGCCAGCCTCTGCTTGAGACAGAAGCTGGCCCCTCTGGTTGCGGCTCCGATTAGTCGGCGTCGGTGACCGTGAGAGCGGTGGTGTCGCTCACGTCGACCACGCCAGCGGCAGTGTTCGACAACACCACATGAAAGCCTGCGGTCGATACAGCACCGGCAGACGTAGTCACGCGGAGGATGAGATCGCCCACCTTGAGGATCGAGGAGATTTCATTGAAATACCCCTCGGTGTCCACCGTTGCGGCAGCATCGGTCGTCGTGTACGAATACATCGACGGCGCGTTGCCGGCCTTGGATGCGGCAATGGTGGCAAAGCCAGTTGCAGAAAATGCCATGTCAGTTCTCCTTACTCGCGGCAGGTGATCTGGACAATGCCCTCGGCATCGATGGCAACCGCATTCGCCGAGAACACTTCGTTGACCAGCCAGCTGGTCTTCTCGGGGATGTAGTTGATCTCGGTGCGCATGGCGATGCCCTCGCCGTAGCCGACCGCCGCCTGGTGGAACGCGAAGACCTTGCGGTCACTCGAACCATCGATGGGCAGACCGCCTTCTGTGCGATCACCAATGACGTGGAACGTGAAGCCCAGGAACGTGTTGAGTTCGCCCTGAACCAGCGCCTTGACCGAGTTGAAGTCCGAGCTCGTTACCGAGGTCTCAGACAGCAGGTTGGCCAGGTTGTTGGCGTGGATCACGATGTGACGGCCTTCGGGCGGCACGTTGCTCTTGTCGAGCAGACGCTTCGCATCGCGCAGCTTCGCCATGTTCAGGTTGGTGTTCGAGCCGCCGATGCTGTTCGGAACGGTGAGACCCGTGCTCGAGTTGACCAGCGCGTCGATGATCATCTGATCTTGACGGCGACCAACCGCAGCTGACACAACCTGCACAAGCTCTTGCCGCTCGTCGAAGTTGACCTTGGCCTGGCTGAATATGTCGCTGTACTCAGCGGCATTCCAGTCCTGCAGGGTCAGCGTGACTTGCGAGAAGCTCGCGTTGATGGGGGTTACGTCGGTCTGGGGAACGCGCAGGGTAGCGGTGCCTCGACCAACCTTCGGAAACTTGACGATAGAACCTTCGACTCCGCGACGCGCCCGGACGGCCCCGACAAGCATTGCCTTGCCTTGATAGGCCTGCTTGACTTCCGCGTCGAACAGGGTCACGAAGGCATTGGAAAGACCAATAGCCATGATGTACCTCGTTCAGTTGATGGTGGGGTTTCGCGCCGGTGAGCCTGGTAATCCAGGGCCGAATGCTTGCTGGTTGCGCCAGCCACTCGTCAGCAACCGCTGCGGCAAGGGTCGGGGTAAACCCGGTGGGCCTTGCGCGGATTCTAAATCTCATTCCACCCGGTTGACAAGTGGACAAAAAACAGCCCGCACTGGGCGGGCTGAATAACTTCATGGAGGAGACAACAGAGCGTTACTGTAGCACTGCCTGGAACAGGCGCTCGACTTTCTGCCGATAGGCGGGATCCGACTTGTATCGCGGGTCGCCGACCATCTGATAGAGCTCCTCTTTCGTTGGAGCCCCTTCGATAGGCGCAGTCTCAATCGGTAGCCGGCCCTCGTAGGCCTCGCGGATTTTCATCAGCGCCCGTAGACCCTGGGCGGTGCCGCCCATGATCTTGAACTCCTCGAAGTCCTCCTTGGCCCAGACGCCCTTGTTGACCAGGCCTCGAGCCCAGTCAACCATGCCGGTGATCATAGCATTGGCATTCGGCCCCAGCTTGGACATCTCTTGCTTGGGATCGATCCGCTCGCCGTCCATGAGCTCGCTGGCCTTGGTGCGCAGCTGCGTCGCCAGGTCATCGAACTGGGCCTGGCTGAGTCCGTTGTCCTTCGCCCAGCCGGCCAGGGTCGATGCCATCGGGTTGTCGGCAGCGGTATCGCCGAATGAGCTCATGTCGTACTTGCCGTCAGCGGGGGCGTTGTGCTGGCCCTTGCTGATCTTCGCCCGCAGGTCGCGCCATGACTTGGCGATGCCTTCCAGGTCTGGCTCGTTGGCGTCCTTCTTCCAGAAGTTCTCTGGCCAATAGTCTGGACGCTCGAGCGGATCCTCGGCCACTGGGGCGTTGGGATCTGCAGCCTGGTGGGGGATAGCCGCCTTGGTCGGGTCGGCTGGTTTGCTGTCGTCTTCTACGGTCGCGCTATCGAGTAGGCCGGTATTTCCGGGCTCGTTGGTTTCGCTCACAGGTTCCTCGCTCGTCTGATCCGCGCCATGATGTCCCGCACAACCGACCGCTGACCGTCAGCGTAGAAGGCGTGCGAGGGGTCAGTGCCGGGCACGGCGATCGGCACGTCCACATACATGGCCCGCATCCAGGCGAGCAGCTTCATTCCGTCCTCGGTTCCCAGCACCCGCAGCATCAGGCGATCAGCGTCATCGCGCTGCTGGTTGGCGTCGCGGATGTCCGGGAGCTCGATGGCCTCGAG